TTACAAGTAGTTGTAATACAATTACATTTTTTAATCTAGGTAGTAATTTAGTTACAATAGAGCAAGTACCTTTACAGCAAGGTCAAAGTTTTTCAATAGACGGAAATGCTGGAGAAATTATTAGAAAACAATTTTTAGCTACATTTACTGGTGCTGGTACTAATCAATTACTTACAATACAGAAAAATTATTTATAATGCCTATCAATAACGGGGTTACTAATCAAAAAGGTACTCCAGCGTTTTTTACTGATACATTTGCTAATCGACCAAGTTTTGGTTATGCTGGTAGAGTATTTATAAGTACTGATTCCGGACAAATTTTTGAAGATACTGGTACAGCTTGGACGTTAATTGCTGATGCCGGAGTTGGCGGTGGTACGTTAAGTTCAGTTTGTTTAAATGGTAATACAACCGCATCCGGTATTGTTATTACTGCAAACGGATTGTCAAGTAATTCAATGACAAATACAAGTACAACTGCTGGTTCTATTTTATTTGCTGGTACAAGTGGTTTGCAAAGTCAAGATAATACAAATTTATTTTGGGATAATACAAATAAATATTTAGGTATTGGGCCTACTGGCGCACCAACGGCTCCATTAGATATACATAGTAGTACTGCAAACGTATTAGTACAATTAAATGCAACGGCTACAAATAATTCAAATTTAGCTTTTTTAAATGCAAATGTAGGTAAATGGCGTATTGGTAATCTTTATAATGCTGGTGCAAATAGTTTTCAAATTTTTGACGTATTAAACTCAACTGCAAGGCTTACAATATTAAATACTGGTGCAACTACTTTAAATGGTGCGTTTACATCAACAAGTTTGGCAATAACTGGTGGTACATCAAGTCAATTTTTAAAGGCAGATGGATCGTTAGATTCAAGTACCTATTTAACAACTGGAACTGCAAGTACAACATATGTGCCTTATAGTGGTGGAACACAATCCCTTACTTTAGGATTTAATATAAGTTCAGCTAGCACAATTATAAATGGTGATAATACATCTAACTTTGGTTATTTAGCATTTAAACAATTTCTTAGTGGTAATTCAGGTTTAAATGGTTACACATCTATATATGCATATGGCACTACTGAATTAACTTTTCAATATAGTCAAAGTGCAGCAATAGAAAGAAAAGCTACATTTTCAGCAAGTTTAATTCCTAATAGTACAACTTATACTTATAATTTACCAGCTGGTAATGGTACTTTAGCCCTAACAAGTGATTTATCTTCTTATTTGCCATTAGCCGGTGGAACTTTAACCGGTGCTTTAAGTGGTACAAGTGCTACGTTTAGTGGTCAAATACAAATTGGTGGTACAACTAATACTTTTATTGATTTTAGTGGAAGTGTTTGTAGATTTTTTGGTGGAGCAAGTACAAATACATTTGCTTTAGGAGCAGGTAATGCTCTTTATTATCAGGGGGATGCTTCACAATTTTATCCTACTGTTGATAATACAAGAAGTTTAGGAACTGCTAGTTTTAGATATACAACGGTTTATGCTACTACTGCAACAATTAACACTTCTGATTTAAAAGATAAAGAACAAATAAAAAATTTAACAGAATTAGAAAAAAATGTTGCTATAAAATTAAAAGGCTTAATTAAGAAATTTAAGTTTAAAGATGCAGTTATTTTGAAAGGTGATAATGCAAGAATACATATAGGAGTTATTGCACAAGAAGTTGAAAAAGTATTTGAAGATGAAGGCTTAAATGCAAATAAATATGGTTTATTTTGTTCTGATACTTGGTATGAATTAGATGGTTTAGTGGTAGATAAAAATACTGAAAATGCTATTGAAAAAACAAAACTTGGTATTAGATATGAAGAATTAGTAACTTTTATAATTTCACAGATATAATAAATAATATGGAAACTACAAAGGCACTAGAAATTCTTAAGGCATTAATTGATGAATCAATTAAAAAAGGTGTAATTGGTAATTTAGAAACAGCAGTACAAGTAGCTGAAGCGTTTGGAACTATTGTAAAAGAAATTCAAAAAACAGCGTCTAGTAATGAATCATAATGATAATAGTGTATTAGGAAGTATAACTAGTGTAGGTACTTATCTATTAAGTATTAACCAAATAAACGCCTATGCGTCTTTATTTTTGGGTATTCTATCCGGTGTAAGTTCTATATATACTATTATCAATATTTATCAAAATAAAAAAAACAAACATGAAAAATCGTAAAACAACAATATTTGGTTTATTAGCCGCGATCGGCGGATATTTTGCAACGGCTGGTACTGGTAAATTACAAATTATCGGACAAGCGGTAGCTGGTTTATCTACATTTTTATTAGGAAGTGTAGCGGCAGATAGCAAAAAAGACAATTAAAATACTATGACCAGGGATAAGAAAATATTAGCTGGTTTAGTTATAACTACAATAGTATTAATGATGTTACGAAAAAAAATAGCAACGGCTTTAAATAATACGCCTTTTGGGGTCATAAGTGACAAGCTATTTAATGTAATATCAAAATTTGAAGGATTTATTGCAGTTCCAGTATGGGACTATATGCAATATAGTGTAGGGTACGGAAGTGGCTATAATTGGGATGAGAAGCGTCCAGTTATAAAAACTGATATTATAGATAAAGAAACGGCAAAGCGTTGGCTAGTTTTAGAATCTAAAGAAAAATATGCTTTTGTTATGTCAAAAGTAAAGGTTCCAATTACGGATAACCAATTACTAGCTTTAGCTAGTTTTACTTATAATGTAGGCGAAAATGCTTTTGCTGGTAGTACTTTACTAAAATTGCTCAATAATGGTACAAATAAGGACATTGTTGCACAGCAATTTGATAGGTGGGTTAACGCAGGGGGTAAAGTTAATACCGGCTTACAAGGGCGCAGAAAGGCTGAAAAACAATTATTTTTATCATAGGGGTTTGATTTGCATAGTTGGTGTAAGAAGGGGAGTTTTTACTCCTCTTTTTTTATGTATATACGCTGATAAAACTTTTTAGTACTTTTTTCGTATAGGTTATAATAGTCGGCATCTATAGATCTAGCAAAATTAGTAAAATTGTTAATGTTAGCAATATTATGATATTTCCTAGTTGGTGTGTTATTAGCCATAAAAACAATAGCTGTATAGAGTATTTTAGCCATTTTTAAGGGGTTTATCTACTATTGTAAAATATCTATTATCCTCTTGTTTAAGTGCTTTAATCTTACCTTTTATGATTAATGGCGCAATCGCCCGTAAGATAGTTAATGGTTTCCACTTGGTAATATCTTGCAAATCCTTTATACTAACTACTTTACGTTGCAAAATAATAAAATAAATTTTTGTTTTATTAGTCATATTTAGTATTTTTATACTGAAAAAAGTTAGAGTAGGCAATCATTTGTCTATTTTATAGTCAGCCAAGTAACGCCCTAAAAAGCATTACTTGGTTTTTTTTTGACTACAAACTAACCATTAGTATTTTGTAATTTTTATTTTTTTAATAAAATGTTGAAAAATTGTTATAATAACAATCCATATAGCACATATAATAGCGCAAGGAAGTGTTATAAAAATTAAATATAAGCGTTTTAAAAATATCATAATTTATCTATTTACAATTTTATAAAAAACAATTTTAGCCAATTCCCAAATAATTATAATTAATATTATTTTCATAAAAGTTAGAGTATTTTATAATTGTTTTGATTATCCTTTACAATGTAGTTTTTACTTATCCATATTTTAATTAAGTTTTTTGCAAAGGCTTTACTGGTGGCGGTACGTTCTATAATTTCGCTAGATATATCCGCATACGGCATAGGAAATGTTACAATTTGATGTAATAATCTTTTGCTTTCTATTTGGTCTAAGTCAGTAGCTTTTTTACCCGGTGCTGTTTTTTCTTGCTCGGTTTCTACTTGCTTAAATATACCTTGAAAATTCATTAAAGTAACTGGTTCAAAATCCATATCACTACGCATAAAGCGGCTGGATAGTACATAGGTGTTTTTATTTTTGTCTTTTGTAATATCAAGCGTACTTTGTGCAAATCTATCACTAGCACTACCAATGTGACCAGTAGTAGCTAAATTGCTTTTTGACTGGTGTAAAACTGATATTAGTAAAATATTGTGCTGTTTAGTTATTTTTTTTAACCATTTTGTCAATAAACTACTTTCTTTTTCATCATTTAAGTTTACCAATAAATCCAGTAGTCCGTCCACAATTAAAATAGCGCAGTCCTCATTTAATTCAAGATAACGTTCAATCATTTTACAAATTGCTTTACTACTATCCTCTCGCACTTGGTAAGCGTCAAAATAAGGTGGCAGTTCATTTAATTCGGCAAATCCTTTGATTTTATTTATAGTTCTGTAAAAATCATAATCGCTACTTTCCGTATCAATTAAACATATTTTTTTGCGACCTATTGGGGATTGCAATTTCATTGTAAAAATATCATAGGTATTAAATGCGCTACTTATCATAGCGCAAATAAAAGTTGATTTCCCGGCTTTTGTTACGGCAACCCCGAAAATATACAAAAGTTTTGGAGTGAGCCTATATGTTTACCACCAATGGTAAATATAATATTTTCCTTACTAGGTATAAAGTTGGGGTTGTATTTGCGTT